ATTTCTCAAAAAAACCATTGCAGCCTTGTGAGGAAAGTGCCGTGTTTTCGCAGCAACCGCAGTTATCACATTGGAATAAGCTCATTCCACTACTCCCCTTTGATTGATAGGCCGATAGAGCGGAGGGCGTTCCTGACCTTGATAGCGGTTAAATCCTTACCAATTTCATAACCTTGAGCGTAAGCACCCTCCTCTCCGCTTTTCCAGTGATCGTCATTTGCTTCCGGCCAATCTATGTTAACCACGATGCTGGCTCGGCTGGCCTGCCATGCTAACCACAAAATGTAGGTATCTCCGTCGGTGTAAATACAACTGACATCACCCTCTGGAATGCCCCGCTCCAAAGAAAATCCTTCTGCCCTTGCCCACTCTTCAAACTGCCTGCGGATTTCTTCTCGTTGCTTATCCATGGTTATCTCCTTTGCTTGGCACTCGGCTTTCGATCCTGGCCGAGATTATCGCCAGGTGGGCAATCATCTTGGAATACTCCAGGTGCTTTGATACTCCAGCCTTGGTGCTGACACGGTCATGCCATGAGCGATCGGGACCCGCGTACCGGTCAATCACTTCATAATCGTCAATGGTGATATTCATGACTTCCTCGGCATGTTTAGCTTCTTGCGGAGTTCGGAGATTTTGTCCAATCCCTTCTCATTGCTGACCGGCATATGCAACTTTGGCAGCATGACAACAGGCGCGGGGATCTCCTCTCCTGCCTCTAGGCGCTTTGACATGGCGTTAAGTTCCTTGCCGCAACCCTTTTTGAGCTCTGTCTCAGTCAAATTCAAGCCACGCATTTCTGAGTAGAGCTTTGTCACCATCAGCCAGCATTCATTGCTCTTCCATGGGTACCGCTCGGGACTTTCGTAGTAGCCACGTTCTGCGCTGTACTTTATGACCATGTCGTACAGCTCGCCCTCTTCTGGCAGCCCGAATGAGCGAATCACACCTTGCTTACACCAAGCTATGAACTGCCCCGGTGAAGGCCAGAACGGCGATTCACTGGCTCTGGCATGTTGCATGCCGGCAGATAATTGTTCTCGGCTGCGAATTCCATTCTCTGCGAATGCGGCGATCCACTGCTTCTTGGCGGCTGATTCATCCGATTCGCTGCGCAGGTTGGTCTGGCTGGCTGCCGGGAATACCTGTTTGAGCTGTCGAAATAGCGCGTCTACCAGTTTTTCAGCTTCCGGATTAACTATGCTTTTCAGGTTGGCCGGTTGGCCGCCGTACATCGTCGCTAGCTTCGCTCCGTCACGGTTGGCTATGGCGGTCATCAGTTGCTTGCTCATATGAATTCCTCCCACGACTCCTGGCTGTTCCAATGTGGTGCTAGTTCACCTGTTTGGGGTTGCTTACGGATCGGGAATTTTGGCTTGAACAGGCCTTGGTAGCCGTTAGCTATGCTGGCGTTGATTATCTCAACGGGATCGTGACCTTCGTCCAAACACTCCTTGAGCATGGTGAACGCCTTAGTCACCGTCAGCATGGATTTTATTGGCTTCTTGGTCTGTGTCCTGTACTGAACCCACTCATGCCACGCCGACGGACTGAGCCACTCAGGTATTTCAACAACCCCAGGATCAAACTTAGGTTTCCCCCGGGGGGGATTTAGGGGGGTATTATTTATATTCTTGTTATTACCTTCTTGTTCATGATGTGCGGGGTAATGTGCGGTTCTTTGTGCGGCACCACCATTCAAAGCCGCGCCATCACTGGGTTTGTTATGTGCGGGGTAATGTGCGGTTCTTTGTGCGGGTAAAATGTCTATTTTTTCGGCATATTCGGCATAATTCAGAATAGTTATCACCCTGCCTTTTCGCCTCTCACCGTCGATAGAAATCATCCCCTCCTTGACGAAAAATGACAGCATCCTTTCCACCGTGTCTCGGCTGGCTGGCACCCCTTTTCTGTCGCACAGAGATAGCCCTAAATCAGCCGCAGTAACGACCAGTTGACCGGGTTCAAGATTCCATTGGCTACCTTTGAAATTGGCTGTGTATGGCGCTCTGGCCGCATCCAGCAAGAGGTTATCCCACAGTGTTCGCAGGAAAACGTCTTTAGCCCATGATTTCTTCTTGATGCTTCGGTACAACGGGACGTAACCAAGCTTCTGGTTCTCCATCCGGTTGCTCCTGCGCTCGCGTTCGCTGTTGAGATCGAAGAGTTCAGCAGTCCCCATTGCCTCCCTCCTTACTGGTTGTAGATCCAGTGCTTTGCATATATAATTACTCCTGTGAATTGATCCAGTCATTCGCATTTAAGCCTCTAAGAATTCGCAGTTCTTAGGGGCTTTTTCATTTGATAAATATCCCGCCAGGCGCTTAGCCAATTCAGCCATTTCATCATCAGCAACACCCCACTCCAGAACAGCGAGTAGCATTGCCATGCGAGGAACCAGAGATTCTTTCCAGCGGGTTACCTGAGAAGGGTTAACGCCTACCGCTGCGGCGATAGATGACACACCTTTCAGGGCGATCTTGTTCAGCAATGTGCTTTCAATTCGACGAGCATCATTGCGTGTCTTTGCAGTTTCCATACGTCATACTTCCTTTGTGGTTTAAATAGTTACGTGCGGCATCCGTGGGGAAGCCACTTGGTTATTGGTGGCCACATTTCGGCAGCCGGTAATGTTGTTAAAGAGCGGTGGTTCTATGCGGCGTGATGCGTTAATTTTCCGTACAGCAACCATGAAGGGTCACACTGTAAGGCGCTTGCAATCTCAAACAAGAAGCGTGGTCGCTTAGTCGCGCCAGACTCAATCTGCTGAATTGACTGCTGCTTAATTCCGGCCTTTTCTGCCAGCTCTGCTTGAGTCAGATTTAGCTCTGATCGCTTTTGTTTGAGGCGTTCTGAGATAGTTTCCATATTGCCTCCTTGACAAACTATCTTGTATTTTACAGACAAGAAACCTTGTTTGTCAATTACAGCTTTTCTTGTGAGCATTGGGGGTGAATATATGAGGTGATCTATGAATATCGGCGAGCGAGTTAAAGCCAAAAGGCTTGAGTTGGGATTATCGCAAGAAGAGTTGGCGGTTAGGTCAAAAACGACTCAGCAATCCATCGTTAATGTTGAGACAGGGAAAACGAAATCCCCCCGCAACCTTTTAGATTTGGCAAAAGCTCTGAATGTAAGTCCGGAGTACTTGAAAGATGGCGGCGATGCAGGGAATGTTTCTTACATTGGCGGCCGAGATAGTAAGGGTCAATACCCACTGGTTAGCTGGGTGAGTGCTGGATGCTGGCTGGAAGCGATAGAACCTTACCGCAAGGATGAGATAGATTCCTGGCCGGAAACTACTGTAGACGCCAGCCCTGATTCGTTTTGGCTGCGTGTTAAAGGCGATTCAATGACAGCGCCATCAGGATTTACTGTCCCAGAGGGCATGATTATCCTGGTAGATCCAAAGAAAGAACATGTCAGTGGGAACCTTGTCGTAGCCAAACTCACCAATGATAACGAAGCTACATTCAAGCAATATATGGTTGATGCCGGGCGTAGGTACCTGCGAGCTCTGAACCCGCATCACCCGCCAACAATCATCAATGGTGACTGCAAGATCATTGGCGTGGTCGTGGATATTAAGTGGGAACACCTACCGTAGCCAGTGGGCTGATGAGCTGGATGAGGTCGCAGAGAATTTCATATTAAATATTTTAAGGTAATCATAGATTACAACTGGGAGCTTTTATGGAACTACTTAAGGCCATAGCTGGCGCAAACGACACCCCACTCCAGCTAGGCGACAACACGCTTGAATGCTATGTGCTTGAGGATGGATCGCGAGTATTTTCAGGAAACGGACTTCAAAAGGCATTAAATTTCCCTGGTTCTGCAGGCGGCAGCGCGCTAGTAAAAATGCTCAATACTGGCAAGCTTGGTGAGAAGTTAACCCATGATATTATTGATAAAATAGAAAACAGGAAAGAGTTCGTTCGCCCTGGTTCTGGCGGGAGGCTTTCTAGGACTTATGGGTACGATGCAACACTGCTGATAGACATCTGCAATCTACTAATTGAATGCAGAGAAAAAGGGATTCTTACCCCAAAACAGGAAGAGTACGCCAGAACAGCGCAGGTAATCATTTCAAGCGTTGCGAAGGTTGGTATCATCGGGCTTATCGATGAGGTAACCGGCTACCAGCATCAACGCGAAAAGGATGAGCTGCAAAAAATATTGCAGGCGTACATTGCAGAAGACCTGCTACCTTGGCAAAAAAGATTCCCTGACATTTTTTACAAGGAGCTGTTCAGGCTCAATGGATGGGATTACACGCTGGGAAGTATTAAGAGACGTCCAGGTGTTATCGGCACCTGGACCAATAAGCTAATTTATGAGCAACTTCCGCCCGGGGTATTAAATGAACTCAAAGAGAGAACCCCCAAAAGCGCAGCTGGTAATGCCACTGCAAGATATCACCAGTCGCTTACCGAAGACATTGGTGAGCCAAATCTTTCAGCTCAGATCAATAAGACCGTTACCCTCTTCCAGTTATCTGACAATATGGCGCATATGTGGACGCAATTTAAAAAACTTCAGGAGCGTCAGGCGGGTCAGGTGCAAATTGACATTCCTTTTAAGTTCGATGATAAAGGCCACACTGAAGACGAAAAGTAACCACCCCACCCGGCCGCCGAGCCGGGTTTTTTGCGCCCTATTCCTCCAGAAGCTTCACGGCCAGCGCCATCACCTGTAGCTGATCCTCATCCCACTTCTCCAATCCCTTCGCTAGCTCAGTCCGAATAACGTCAGCTATAGCCACCTTCTTCGTCTCATGCCCTTCAGCCACCATTGCAAATACCACATCACCAACAATGCGGCACATCTCTTGATAGCGAACCCCAGCAATTTCGTCGTAATCCATGCCCACCCCGCTTAAATATCATCCAATTTTACCCCTACACACCTACTTTTGGCTAGGTGCGCTGGGTTGTTGATGGGGAAAGCGAAAATAAATTCCTTTAAAAAACAAGATAAATGACGATGCACAAGAAAATAAACAAGATTTATTGTTTACAGACATACAAGGTGTCTTGTATTCTCAACCCATCGAAACGAAACATCGATGCGGCAGAAGGACCTACCAGCCGCGCCAGACATGAAGTCAGGCTGCTTCTTTAACAATCAGAATTGTATGCCGAGAGGTGTACCCAAAGTGAAGTTGGCTTTGGGGTGAGCGCAGAAGATGCC